CGACCGTCGAGGACGTGCTGAGGGAGTTCGCGCTTGCATGCGAGGACGCGGGCAACGCTGGCCCCGAGGTCGAGCGCATCGCCGCCGAGTACGCCGCCAAGCTCCAACTCAAGGAGGACTGATGGGTGTTTCCTTCCCGACCATCAAGGTCGCCCTTGACGATGGGGCATACATGCCCGAGAGAGCCCATAAGACCGACGCTGGGGCAGACCTACGCGCCAAGGAGGACGTGCTGGTCCCGGCAAGGGGCATCGCGTTCGTGGACACGGGCGTCCACATGGAGCTGCCGCACGAGATGGTCGGCTCCGTCGTGCCCAAGAGCGGGCTTTTCCGGCACGCAGGGCTCATCACCCACGGCACCATCGACGAGGGATACGACGGCTCCATCGGCATCACCGTGGCGAACCTCACCGACGTACCCTACTTGTTCCACCGAGGGGACAAGGTGGCGCAGCTCGTGGTGCAGAGGGTGGAGTACGTGGGCTTCGAGCAAGCCGACTCCATCCAGGGCGGCGAGCGAGGGAGCCACGGATTCGGCTCCACGGGACGCTGAGAGCGGTTCTGAGAGCCGACAGCACACAAGCACGAACAAGTACCAGCAACGAGCGCCAGAGAGCCGCAGAAGCCCTCTGGCGCTCTTTCGTAGATGGGAGATGGCTTGACGGCCATGCGTCAGATGGGAGGTGAGGCGTGGAGGGATACACAAAGATATCGAGCAGGCAGCTCATCGGTCTACAGGAGGCGGGGGCGAGCGCGTCAGAGATACTTGCGTATTCGGTGCTGACTCGCAAGCACGAGCAGAAGGGCTTGGACGAAGGGCTGTGCTGGGCTTCGGTCGACTTGATTTGCAGCCACACCGGGCTGAGCCAGAAGACGGCCACCAGAGCGCTCACGTCCCTGTGCCACAAGTGCTTCACCGAGGACGGCGTGCCCATCCCTGTGCTCGTCAGGGTGGCGAAGGGCCACAAGGGTATGGTCACGCGCTACACCGACAACCTCTGGATTGAGTCGACGCACCGAAGGTACCCAAGCGAATAAAAAATTGTACTAATTAGCCGCTCCAAAGGTACCCCAAATGGGGTACCAAAGGAAACCGCAAAGGTACCCCAAACGGGTCCTCAAAGGTACCCCAAATGGGGTACTGAGAATTAACAGGAGATATAACGCTTCGACTTCAACTCTGTGGCAAACCCTCGACGCCACGAGCTAGATAACTTTCCTGCGGCGGGCCGTGCGTGCCCCTGCACAGCACGGCACGGCCCGACCGCCCACAGAGTTCCTACGACACGCGCAAGCGAGCCGGACGGCGAGCGCCAGCGCGCCAGCAGCCGACACCAGCCAGGTTTCGGTTGCTTGGGGCCGTGTTTGGCAAGCGATGACAGAAAGCAAACGGTGGCTTACGCGCGCTTAGCGCTTAGGGGCGCAGCGCGCTTAGCGCTACCTACCTGGAAAACCTGAGAAAGAGAGACGGTGATGCTTTTGGACGCACGACACCGATTCGCGGAGGCAAGGGACGCATGCGAGCGCCTAGGACAGGTCAGCTCGATGCTCGAATCTCTGGACGATGGCACGTGGGACGGCTCGATGCCATGGGCTTCAAGTGGCGGCTCAAGGCCTGCGCACTCCGATCCCACCGCGATGTCAGCAGTGAGCAGGGCGCAGATGTACGAAAGGTGCGAGCGGGACTATGACGCCCTCGTTGGGCTCATAGAGCAGGCGGGCATCGTCGTGGAGCAGGTCGGCAGGTTCAAGGGCCAGCAGTACGCCCGCGTGCTGGAGCTGTACTACCTCGGAGGCGTGCGGCTGCTGTGGCGCGAGGTGGCCGACGAGCTGTCCATGGCCGAGGGCGCGACCGTGACGGAGGAGGCGGCGAAGAAGAGACGCGACCGTGCGTGCGAGTACGTAGACGCGGTCGGGTGGGACAGGCTGCTCATGGACGCCACGCTGTGACTTGTCCCGCGAAATGTGCTAAGATGCTACTATCCAGAGGTATCAAAAACCAGAGGCCATCCGAGAGGGTGGCCTTTTTCTTTGGCGGGGAGGGGCCATGTCCAATCCCCGCACGAAGAACGGCAACGAGCGCCGCAAGCTCAGGGCTTGGCTCAAGGCCCAGGGGCGCCCGTGCTGGATCTGCCGCGCGTTCGGCAGGCCTGGTGACATTGACTACTCGCTGCCTCCTGGACACCCGTACTCGTTCGAGGTGGACGAGCTGGTACCCGTCTCCCGCTTTGCGGAGGGGGGCTACTCTTCGCCGACCGCTTGCAGTCTGGACCGTCGCAACGTCGACGCTGCTCACAGGTGCTGCAACGAGTGGCGAGGAAACAAGAGCGTTGATGAGGTTATCGCGCTTGCTCGGGGGAGAGGCCAGGCGCCACCAAGAGCAGGCAGGCTTGAGGGCCCGTGCTCAAGGCAATGGTGAGCGCGCAGGTGCGCTCATGTGAACGGACGCTTCGACGTTTGTGCAAGAAGGTGGGGGTATCCCCCCGGGGAGGGGCATGGCTACCCCGGCGGCACAGGGCCAAATTACACACAGGGAGTTTTCATGGGCCGAAGGAAGACGCTAAAGGCCGCCACAGGGGCTTACAAGCGCTTGGACGGACTAAAAACGCTAGCGCAGATACTCGCAGAGCAAATCGACGTCTGCGATGACCAGAAGACGCTTGCGAGCTTGGCAAGGCAGTACAGAGAGACGATGGCGGACATCGATGCCATAGAGGGCGGTGCGGACGATGAGGACGGGATCTCTGCCATCATCATACGCAACCGGCAATCAGGTGCCCACTAGCTTCGTCATCCCTGAGTGGGACACTAACGACGTGCTAGACACCTTGGACCTTCTGGGCGAAGCTGGCTTCGAGTGCATGGACTGGCAGGCGTTCCTGCTCGAGTCGTGGATGGGCGTCGCTCCAAGCGGGCGATGGTCCGCGCCCATCGTCGGCAACGAGACGAGCCGCCAGCAGGGCAAGACGCGCTGCATCCAAGGACGCTCTGCCTCGGAGATGCTCTTCTACGACGGCACGGTGATCTACACCGCCCAGCTGCAGAAGACCTCGACCGAGACGTTCGAGGAGATGGCGCAGCTCATGGACACCAAGGCGCTGCGCAAGTTCCTGGCGCCCAATGGCATCCGCACGGCGCTCGGGCGTGAGGAGATCAGGCTCAAGAGCGGCGCGAAGATGAAGTTCCTGGCGCGCACTCGTAACGGCGGCAACGGCCAGCACGGAAGCCTGCTCATCTTCGACGAGGCGCAGTACCTCGAGCCACAGTCGCAAGGCTCGTTCCTCGGAGCCATCTCGGCGTGTCGCACGCGGCGCGGTCCGCAGACCATCTACAACGGCAACGCGCCCGAAGAGGGAGACTACGCGCAGGTTTTCGAGCGCATCCGCTCAGACGCGCTCTCTGGCAACACGAGGCGCACCGCGTGGACGGAGTGGAGCATCGGGTGTACGAAGCAGGTCCCCGACGTGTCGAACCGCGAGGACTGGGTGCGCTGCAACCCCTCATGGGGAATCCTGCTCGACCCCGACACCGCCGAATCCGAGTTCGAGTCGTTGGAGGACGTGCAGTTCGCCCATCAGCGGCTGGGGTGGTTCCAGGAGCGCTCGGGCGCAGACAGGCTCATCACGGCAGAAGAGTGGGACGAGCTTGAAACTGACTCGCCAGACTCGTGGCAGAAGCTCGCCTACGGCGTTCGCTTCACGCCAGACGGCAAGACCGTCTCGCTCGTGGTGTGCGTCGTGAACGGCGAGGATGCTTACGTCGAGACCATCCGCGAGGACACCATGGCCGTGGGCATCTCGTGGCTCGTTGACTGGCTGAGCGACCCGCGTCGCGTATCAGAGTGTGCAGCCATCGCCATCGACGGCAAAGCCGACGCGCTGGACCTCACGAAGCAGCTCATCGAGCGCAAGGTGCCGAAGCAGGCGATCATGACGGCCAACCCGGCCAGCGTCGTGTCGGCCGCAGGCATGACCCTCAACGCAATCCGTGACGGTCAGCTCCGCCACACGAAAGACGATCCCATGCGCGAGTCTGCGCTGTCTGTCACGCGAAGAAAAATCGGCGAGGGCTTCGGCTTCGGAGGCGATTGTCCGCAGCGCATGGAAGCCGCAGCGCTTGCTCTATGGGCGGCGCGCACCACAAAACGCAACCCAGCCAGAAAGGGGAGGGCAGGATGCTAGACCATCAGGACTACGAGCCTGGAAGCTTCTACGAGCATCGGACATGGCATCCCCTGAGCGGGATCGCTGAGCTTGATTTCTCGGGCATCAACCATGCCAGCGGCATCACGGACGGCACGGCCGCGCTTGTGTCTGACCTCGTGGATGAGTACCGGAGCCATGCGGGCCACAACGAGATGCTGCGCAACTACTACGACGGCAACGTGCGTGTTGGTGACTACGGCGTAACCGCAGACATCCCCAACGACCAGACGTGCCACTGGCCCGAGAAGGCCGTCACGGCGCTCTCGGAGCGCATCACGCTCGAGGGAATCGAGACGCGGCCGGATTCCGACCGTGCGACACTCGACACCGCGCTCGAGCGCAACAACTTCATCAGCAACTACAACAGGCACGTGCCCGTGAAGCTCATTTACGGATGCATGGCCGCGACGGTCAACCGCGATGCGAGCGGTCACGCGCTCGTGCGCTTCCACAGCGCAGAAACATTCACGGCGCTGCCGAGCCCCGACTTCACGGACGGCGTGGTGAGCGCAGGGCTCGCCATTGCGCGCCGCGAGCGAACGCCGTGGAGCAACGGCAAGCTCGTGCCCACTGTGGTCAACCTCCATGAGCCGCACAACGTGGGCCAGCTCCGACAGGTGGCCGCAGGCGAGTGGGTGTACAGCGCTGGCCCCACGCCCGAGGAGCTGCCGACGCTGTACGTGTTCGCGCACCAGGGAACCGGCACGCTCGCGCCGTTCGGCAAGACGCGCATCACGCAGTTCGTGCGCACGCTCACAGACGATGCCATCCGCTGTCTGTGGCACATGCAGATCTCTGGCGCCTTCTACTCGATGGCGAAGCTGTACATGGTCGGCCTCACCGACGAGCAGTTCGATTCCGTCATGGAGAACAAGAGCAAGTACCAGCTGAGCCGCATCCTTGCCATGACGAGCGGGCAGGACGGCGAGCACCCGCAGGTGGGACAGCTCAGCGGAAACTCCCCGCAGCCCTTCATCGACGAGCTGCGAGCGCTGGCGTGCCAGTTTTCTGGCGCGACGGGCGTGCCGCTCAACTCGCTGGGCATCGTGCAAGACAACCCGAGCAGCGCGGAGGCCATCAACGCCAGTCGAGAGGACATAGCGCTCACGGCGGAGCGCGACATCGAGGCAGACAAGGGAACGCTGCGCCGCGTGCTGCGTGCCGCGCTGGCCGTGGAGGGCAACACCACCACTGACAGGCTCACAGACGAGCAGGCAGACATCAGGCCGCGCTTCGCGTCACCGATGCTGTACTCGCTTGCATCTCGCGCCGACTGGGCGACCAAGGTCAACTCCGTGCGCCCAGGCTTCGGCGAGACGGACGTGGCGGCTCGCATGATGGGCATTGACGATGCCGACCTTGAGAGCGTGAAGAGCGACGAGGCCAAGGCCGCGAGCAACGCGGCCATCGCAGCCATCTTCGGCGGTGGTGCAAATGCGGATTCCGCGTAAGCACATCGACCGCTACAGCCATGCGCTCAACGTCCTCGACGAGGTTGGCCGCGCACGCCTCAAGGAAGCGCTGGAGGCCATCGACTTCGACCGCGACGTTGCAGCGGTGCGCGAGGACGTGGTGCGCGTCATGCAGACGTACTGCGGCGCGTCGAGCACTGCGGCCGCACGGCTCGCGGCTGAGTTCTACGACGGCCTGAGGGCCGATTTCGGGCTCGATGACGGCTTCATGGCACTAGTAGACGTGGAGAGCGACAATCGGGCCACGGAAGGCGCCGTGAGGGCCTTTGCCGAAGAGCTTGTGGACGGCAGGGTAGACGCGTTCGTTTCCAAGTGCCTGGACCGACAGAGCTACGAATCAAGGCTTGCGGCAAACACATGCGTGCGCCGAAACGTCCAACGCGACCCGAGCCGCCCGCGCTACGCTCGCGTCCCCACGGGAGCCGAGACGTGCGAGTTCTGCATCATGCTCGCGAGCCGCGGGTTCGTGTACTACACCGAGGACCTTGCGAGCCACAGCCACGCGCGATGCGACTGCCGCGTGATTCCGAGCTGGGACAAATCACCAGAGGTCGAGGGCTACGACCCCGACTACTACCTCGACGTGTACAACAACCCAGACGCGCACCCGGAGGTAGCCGAGGCGCGCAACGCCCGCAGGCGCGAGCTGTACGCGCAACGAAAGGATGAAACGAGCCGTTCCGAGTAGGGGCGGCTTTTTTCATATCGGCCAGCCATGGGCCAGAAGCCGTGGCACACACGCAATGTGGCGAGCGGTCAATCGCCACACCGACACGCGCTAGGGCGCGGGATAGGAGGGCCAGACATGGCCGAAGACACCACTCAGGAGACTGAGGGCACCACCGACCAGACTGTTGCAGCTGCACAGTCTGGGGAGCGCACTTACACCAAGGACGAGGTTAACAAGATCGTTGCCGACCGCCTCAAGCGTGAGCGCTCGAAGTACGAGGGGTACGTCAAGGGAGACGAGGCCACCGAGGCCCTGACGAGGGCCGAGAAGGCGGAGGCCGAGCTGCAGGCCATGAAGGCGGAGCGCGAACGCGCGCAGGCCGTCTCGAAGGCTGCACAAGACTCCGGCATCCCCGCCGAGGTCGTGGCGATGCTCGCGGGCAAGGACGGCGAAGAGCTGGCCGAGCAGGCCAAGCGCATCGCCGAGCTGCTCCCAACGTTCCCCACACGCATTGACGATGGCGGCGCACGAGCTGCCGCCAAGAAGACAAACGGCGAAGTGTTCGCCGACTTCTTCAACGCGAAGCTGAAGAAGTAGAAAGGAGCCACAATGGCTTACGCAACCAATCCTGTTGACACGAACCGCGGCACCACCAACATCCAGCTCCCTTCCCAGTTGTCCAACGAGGTTTGGGCCAAGGCAATCGAGAGCTCTGCCGTCATGCAGCTTGCCCAGC